TCGGCGGCAAACTCTACGACCGCATCTACACAGCAACTGACTGCAAAGTGGTCGCCCTCTCCGGGACGCCCGTCATTAACCGTGCGAACGAGCTTGCCTTCCTCATGAACCTCCTTCGCGGACCGATTGAGCGCATCGCAATTCCGATCAAGTCCATTCCCACGTGGGATGAGGAGAAGATGACGAGTGTCCTGCGCGGAATCCCGGACCTCGACACGGTGGAGTACAATACCCTCAAGAAGGTTCTCCTCGTGACCCGCAATCCCCCGAACTTCCGCAGCATCTACAACGAGAAGGGAGACCGGACGGCCGTCCAGTACAAGCAGGAGATGACGTACATCACAAGCCCACAGGATTGGGTCTCCTCGTGGAAGTCAACCTTTGAGACGGAGGTCGGGGGTGCCGAACTCGCGATCGAGCGTGTCACTGTGGAGCAGTTGGAGTGCCTCCCGACAGACTACGATGACTTCGCAGCGATGTTCCTCGATGGACTCCAGATCAAGAATGCGCTTCTCCTCCAACGCCGGATTCAGGGCCTTGTGTCCTATTTCAAGGGAGCGGATGAGCGCATGCTTCCGAAGGTGATTGAGCCCGAGAAAATGCTCGAGCAGGTTCCGATGTCCACCGAGCAGTTCAATCACTACCTCGACGTTCGGTTCAAGGAGATCCAACAGAACAAGCGTCGCGCGACGATCGGGACGGCCGACAAGGAGATGAAGACCTTTCGTGTCAACTCTCGACTGGCCTGCAACTACGCCATTCCTCCCGATCTGCGCCAGCTCGATGAAGATGCAGCGTCCGAGGATGCAGTTCCTGACAAGGAGGTCATCCTGAACAAGCTTCGTGCGGACCCCAAGCGGTTCCTCTCCGAGAAAGCCCTGGAAACGTTCAGTCCCAAGATGCTGCGGATGCTCACGAACATCAAGGCGTCAATGGGATCGGGTGAGCTGTGGAACAATCAGTTCGTGTACTCGCAGTATCGCGAACTCGAGGGTCTCGGTGTGTTCAGTGCGATCCTCGATGCCAACGGCTGGCAGGAGTACAAGCTCGTCAAGCAGAACAATCAGTGGGTTGAGGATCCGAGCATGACCTCAGAGAAGCCGGCCTATGCCTTCTATGCGGGTGCCAAGGCAGGAGATGACGCCGAGAAGCGCGAACTCATTCGCCAGATCTTCAATGGGAGTTATGCCCGCGATTTCCCCGCCAGTCTCAAGGCGTCTGTCGAGAGCCGTGGCAAGAAGATCCTCTGTCTGTTCATGGCCTCGTCAGCAGGTGCCGAGGGCATTACGCTCTTGAACGTCCGTCGGGTTCACATCATGGAACCCCACTGGAATCCTGCGCGCCACGACCAGGTCATTGGACGTGCGGTCCGTATCTGCTCGCACGCAAGTCTTCCCCTGGATCAGCGCACCGTCAAGGTCAGCTTCTATGTGTCGGTCTTTACCGAGGAGCAATCCAAGTCCACGGAAGGCTCGAACAACGTTGTGCTGGTGCGTCGCTCGGACCTCGCGACCAAGCGGTATGAAGGAGATCCGTCGGACGTCTTTATGACGACCGATCAGTATCTCTATGAAATCTCGTATGAGAAGGACGTGACGACGAAGCGTCTCGCAACTCTTCTCAAATCAGCGGCGGTCGACTGCGAACTCCACAGGAAGCTCCATAGCAAAGAGACTCCTGTGGTTTCCTGTATGCGGTTCGATAGCACTGCAACGGGGGAAGATTTGGCGTATAAGCCGAATGTCAAGTCTGATGACACAGACATGACGTATCTGCGCAACATGACGAAGCGCAAGCGGAGGCTTCAGAAGGTTGCGATCAAAGGGATGGTCTTTCTCATCGATCCTCAGACCAAGGAAGTCTATGATGGACCGGCGTTCGAAGATCAGGAACGTCTGCTTCGGGTCGGAGTCCTCACAACTCCGACGACGATTGAGTGGATGCTCCCGTGAGGGCCTCACGCATTCAGGAGGTCCTCGAGCCATCCATCGCAGACCTGCGCCCACGTCTTGAACGGATAGGTCTTCACCTTCGAACGGAGCGCAGGGAGGGTCTCAATCGCCTTCTTCATCGCAGTCGCGACTGCATCTGCCGTGAAGGTCGGGGCCCACCCACCCAGAGGCATGGCTCCCGAGAAATACGCGTCATCTCCGGGAGGAATGAACACGGCCGTGCTCTCGTCGAGGAACGTACGGAAGCTACCGATATCCGTGACAATCTGAGGAGCCCCCGTGAGCATGTGCTCCAGCTGGCAGAGTCCAAAGCCCTCGCCATCCGAGGTATTGATTCCAAGGTCCGCAGCGTTGTAGAGCTGATTGATCCCCTCATCGCCCACGACATTGGGAGGCGCCGTATCAATGAGAACGAGGTGACTGAGCGCCAGCTGGTCCAGACCCACGCGCGCCGCCTCGCGCTGGAAGATCGCAGGGATGTCATAGTACGCGCCCGCCTGTGGATTGACGTTGGTCGCAATGACGAGATATGCGGTCGGATGCGTCTTAAGAACGCGCGCAAATCCGGCGAGGGTCAGATCGAGGCGCTTGCGCTGGCTGTTCCGGTTCGCGTTGAGAAAGACAATCCCGGATGCAGGGATTCCGAGGGACTTCCGGAACGCCTGCCGAGCATCATCGGCGAGGGCACTGAACGTCGTCGAGTCTGCCGCATGCTCAAGAATCCGCACATCCGGAAAGGCTCCGTAGGCGAGAAACTTCTGCTTCCAGATCTCGGTGAAGCAATACACGCGATCGGCATGCTCGTGGATCGTCTTCATGAGGGGAAACGCGATTCCGTCGTAGACCTGGTCGACATAGATCCAGAGCTTGTAGGTCGCCGTCTTCCGGTCGTGCTTCATCGCCTCCACGAACTTGTGGATGATGAGGGGGTCATTGTAGATCATCACGACATCGGGGCCAACCATCTCGAGGTAATCATGGATCTTGTTGAAGCCGAAGCCCTCCTCCTTCGGGTCCTCGTTGGCAGCTGCATCGTACTGGTTGACGCCAGCAGGTGCCTTACGATGCCCAGGGGTGTTCGGGTGGCGCTGGAAGCCGTAGTGAAAAAGCTTGACCCGAGGGGCAAGCGTGGAGGCCTGCTTGAGAAGGTTGTGGGCGACCTTGGAGTACCCAGTGGTCTGATCAATATGAGTGCTGATGAGAACGACACGCATTGAATACTTTGCGGACCGCGCGTATAAATGTCTTCCCAAGATACAATGCAGGTCAACTCCGCGCAAGATTACCTCACGAGGAGGAAGCAACAGATCCTTGCGGCCACGTTCTACTCAACGCCTCCACCACAACAGAACAAGACGAACGCGCTCTTCACGAGCGTTGAAGCGAACAGCGCGACAGTCCGTCAGGTGCTTCACGTTCCGACCGTGTCAGGATGGGGAGATGCTCCTGGTGGAATCACGGTGACGAACTGGTGTGCGGGCTGCGAGGCTGCCACGGGAGCTCCGGGCACGTTTCAGACCGTGAACACGAAGGATGTTGTGTCTCGTCAGGCCCTGCGCCCGATTGGGATCCTTTCCCAGCAGTAAGCATGGACGATTCCATCGCACGTTGGGTATGTATCCGTGGGTTCCAACTTGCAAGCCTGTTCCTGTTCTTACGATTCGTCTATCTCGTCGAAGAAGAAAGTTAAAGATTCCGTCTGCGTAGATACAAATGCCGGGCGGACTCCTCCAATTGGTCGCCGTCGGGGCCCAGAACGAATTGGTCAACGGAAGTCCTTCCATGACGCATTTCCGGGCCGTCTACCGTCGCCATACCAATTTTGCCATGGAATCCATTCGGATGAGCTTTACCGCCTCCAATCTCGAGTTCTCGTCAACGGGAACGAGAACGATCTCATGTCGCGTCGATCGCTATGCTCAGCTTCTTCACGATACCTATCTCGTGCTGACGCTTCCTGACATCTGGTCTCCGTTGAAGTACTTGGGAGAGACTGCGACGCTTCCACCCGGATACGGAGCGGGAACGGCGTCAGGGATCTCAATCCCGAACGCGCTCGGGTATGAGTTTCAGTGGATTGATAACATCGGCTACAACATGATTGATCGCATTGATCTGACGATGAACGGGCAGGCGATCCAGACGTTGACGGGGGAATGGCTCAAGCTCTATTCGTACATGACCCATGATCGCAACAAGCGGCAGATCGTCGACCAGATGGTGGGAAATGTCCCTGAGCTGAACGATCCCGCGAATGCCTATGACCGTCGGAACCAGTACCCGCATGCGATTCGGCCTCCCACAACCCCGACGGCCTTTCCGAAGTCCATCATACCCGAGCCGAGCATTCGGTCTCGTCAGCTCGTCGTTCCGCTTCACTTCTGGTTCGCTGAGAACCCCGGTCTTGCACTCCCCCTTGCTGCGCTTCAGAACTCAGAGGTCTACATCAACGTGACACTGCGGTCCATCACGGATCTGTATACGGTCATTGACGTGAACCCAGCAAACACGGAGACCTACGGTCAGCGCGTGAAGCCCACCAACTACCCGATGCAGCTGTTCCTGAGCCCTCCACTGACAACGGGCCTTCCCAGCAACTCTCTGATCACGACGTTCTTCCCCGATCCCTACATCGAGGGCAACTTTATCTACCTCACCGAGACGGAGTGGAATCAAATCGCCAAGGCGGACACGACTGTCTTGGTGAAGACAGTTCGATACGTAGGGAAGGAGGGTCAGTTTGGCGGCAATACAGACCTCGACATTCCTCTCTACAACCTTGTCACGCGCATTGTCTTTGCGGCACAGCGGTCGGATCGGATTCTTGCGAACGACTGGGACAATTATACCAATTGGACGGACCCGAAGCGGGCCCCGTGGACGGCCGCCGGGTCTGCGATTCCTGCCCTGTATTCATCGGGACAGCAGCAGACGACCTCGACGTTCCCACGGGATCCGATGATCGACGGCGTTCTCCTCTTCGATGCGAAGGAGCGCTTCCAGACGAAGCCC